ACATGGCTCCAGCATTCCATTCGTTATTGTTTTTCAACTTTTCAACTGACATTGCACAAGGAATTGATCCAATACTATCCCAGAAAAATGCTAAATCATAAGGTAGATTACCTTTTTTCTGTTCATTCTGTAGATCCATTATAAATGCTGCTACGTCTTCAATAGTATGTAAAGTTTCTCTATCAACATAAATAAAGTTTCCTTCATAATCAATAACATTACCTTCATCATCTTTGATTAGTTTAACTTCTAATCCCATTTGAGCGGCATGTTCCCAATTCCATTTCATCTCAGTAATAATAAAAACAGGTAATATTCCCATTTTTTGTGCTGATACTGCAGCTTCAAGTAAAGCAGTTGTTTTACCTGTATCAGAATGTCCTCTAAGTAATGAAATATGTCCCATGGGTACCCCAGGTACTCCAGCAATTTCTTGAAAAGCAGGAGATAATGGTATCCATTTTTGTTCCTTAAATTTAACGTTTTTATCTAAACCTTTAGATGATTTAAATTTATTTAAGTCAAATTTGCTCTTAATCTCGGCGGATACTGCCGCCGAGAGAGACTTCGATGCTTTTCTTGCCATATTTAGAAAGGTAGATCATCAACTTCATTACTAGCTTTATTTTCAAATAAAGAATCAAATTGATCTACTTTACTTTGTTTAGCTTTTGAAGTATCTAAACTAAAGTTTGTAGCTGGTTTAGCTGCTACTGGAGTAGCAACTACTTCTTCTTCATCTTCTTCTGGTGATAACCATTTTTCTAAAGCTGATTTCATGTCTTCAAATGAATATCTTTTAAATAAACCATCTGTTGGGTTTGGTTGTTCATTTGTCCATTTTTCTACTAGTGTAGCATCTTCACTAAGTGGAGAGGTTTTTAATCTAACTCTAACTGATGATTTATTATAAGGAGTACCTGTTGATTCTGGTCCTACTGTTTCTACTGTAAGATCTCTACCATTTACAATGTCAGTATAATCTCCAATTTCATCATCAACTGCAAGTGCTAATAATTCTTCATATACTTGTTTCCCAAATTGCCATAGTCTAACACCTTTATCTTCTTCTCCACGTACTACTACAGGAACAAAAATTCGGTTTTTAGCATCTAGCTTTTTAGCAAGTATATAATTCTCTTTATTATACTCACCTTCACGTAGTTTCCCAGCGAATAGAGCAATAGGGTCTTTTTCCCCAAAATTAAGAGGTGAAATCATTACTTTATTAGTAATTCCATAATAAAACTTCAACTCAGTAAATGGGTTGGAAGCATCATACGCTGATGGTACGATTCTAATTTGTTGTTTACCTACTGTAGGTCTCCAAAAAATTGTTGTGTAATCGGTCTTTTGACCACCCTGTGGTTTTGATTGGAGGGTATCCAATTTTTGCTTTAGTGCATTTAAATCCATAATTGTAACTTATTTTTAATTATAACTGTTTATATGTAACCTAATATACGAAATGAAATTTGGGGAACCAAATTATACTTCGATTATTTTATATATTTTTGTATTTAATTGGTTTAAATCATTATGTTGTGTGAGTAAAACACAATTTCTATAATGTTGCCAATCTACTTTATATTTAGTATCTACTACACCACCATTTAACTTTTTAATAAGTTCGTTAAGAGCATTAATTGTATATAAGGTGTTGGATTCCTTTTTTCTATGTACTAAAATAGTATTGTCTGGGATTGTGTGTACATTTCCTTGGTCTACATTATATGTAACCACATATTCATCTTTATCTACAATTTCTAAAACAAACATTTTATTATATATGATTGTATATCTCGATTGTATTTCTTCAATAAGTGCATCTAACCCTTCTAAGTTGGTGAAAGTACAAAATAATTTATTATTCAAATCTCCTGCGTTTTGGATGTCTTTTATGACATCATAATTCGCATTATACGTATTAGTTCTATTTTGTAAAATTGTAGTCATAACCTTCTATTTCTTTAATATTTAATTTATATTTTTTGAAAATATCTCTTATTTTCTCTAATAATTCTGTTTCATTCTCATCCCAATCAAATAAAAACGAATCATAAGTATATAGTACTAGTTTCGTTTTATATTCTCGTAATATACAAAGTATATCCCACAATATCAACACATTTGTAGACGTTTCTAAATTTTGTAAAATGTAATTAAATAACTTTTGTGGATTCATATTATCCAAGTTTTCTTTTTCATATCTATACCCAGAAATCTTACATTCTACAAACCCATCGCTTTGAAACTTACTCCAAAGTTCTCCTACGTATTTTTCGATTTTTTGAAAGAATTCCAGGCCTTTGTAATTGTCAAAAACGCCTCCATAGAGCTGTTTGAAGGTAAGTTCTTTCGATTTTTTATAATCCACTCCATATAAGGAAGCAAAATGAGCGTGAATATCAACCCCGGCAAAATCATAATCAATAAGACGAGCAGACAAGCTAGGATGGTAAGCAGAAATATCAATTTCCACAAACCTATTATTACGTGGTATAAAACTTTTTCTACAACCATTTTCTTTATTAAGTGCGGCATAATTTACATTTTTAAATTTATTTGAGGGTCTTGTTGTTGTTGTTTTTAAGTTGAACTGAGTGTAGATGTATTCACCATCAACGGGATGGAAATATTCATTGAAGGTTTTGTTGTGTATACGTATTCCACTTCTCTCGATAGCGTTGAATACCACGGATACTCTACTGTTAAAGAATTCATCATATTTAGTTTTTTCTATGTTAATATTTGTTTTTAGATCTCTAAAAATCGTTTCACACAATTCATAATGTTTAACAATCGGTATAATTAAGTTTAACTCCGGATTATCTTTGTGTTCACGATAATATAAATCATGTGTTTGTGTTGTAGGTCGTATATACGTAGTAGGGGGTGGTGTTATGTCATAAAGAGTTTTGATTGGAAAATAGTGTAATATTTCCTTTTTATCACGACAATATAATACTTCAAATTTATTTAATAAATCGTTTATACGCGTGTTTAACACATTTAAACATTCACTATGTGTAATGCATACCATAAAGCCTTTACTCGCTTCAATTGGTCTAATATGCACTAAACTAACATGATTTTGTGTGGGGTGTATTGTGTCATTATAAGGTATTACCTCAATGAAAGCCTCTTTATAACCACTATTTATTAAAACATTTAACTGCTCCTCGTCTTCTACAAGCCAGTACATATAACCTTATTTTACCCTAATATACGAACTCAATTAATAGCCTCCAAATGTATTTGGGATTACTTTTGTAGGTTCATTATATGAACCAGATTGTGGAGTTGGAGGTAATGAGTTTAATATAGAACCTGTTGTTGTAAATTCCAAATAATCATGGGCTTCCATTGTATGTTGCCTCCCAACCATTGGTCCTTTTTCAGGGTGTATATGATAATAACCAATATAAGGTTTTTTAGTTTTAGTATATCTTATCTCTTTTCCATTACTATATAAATTTTCATTATCTTTATATTGATAATATTGAGCATATTTATCTTTAAAAAAGTTACTAAATCCAAAAGATCTGGTTCTTTGTTCTAAAAGATTTACATTATTTTTATTCGATTTAAATACACTATTATATTTACCAGTTAAACTCCAAGATAAAGTTAGTGGAGTAAATCTATCATATTGAGTATTAGGAGATTTTGATAAAAACATTGAATAATTTAAACTATTAGTTTCTATAGTAGATTTTTCTACAAAATTATATAAAAAATATCTTGTAAAAAAACCATTAGAATAATTATTATCTGTAGGTAAAGGGGTAATTTGAACAGGGGGTGATGCGGGAGTAGGAAGGTTTATTCCCTGTTTTTTATTTATATATTGGTATTCATTAGACCAAAAAGCATTTGGGGTTGCAGTTCCATTAGTTTCAGATACAATATCATTTGATAGTATATTAGATGGTTTACTTATTAGTTGAAAATTAGGGGTATCATTAGGATTTTTTCCTGTAAATCTTTGGTTATTAGAAGTTTGATAGTAATAACCTATATAAGGCTTTGATGTTGAAGCTATTATATATTCATTACCATTGGTATATAAATTTTCTTGTATTTGAGATTTAGGATAATACATAATTTTTAAATTGGATCTCCAGGATTATTAGTAAACCATATGTCAGATTCTTTTTTTCTTCTAGACAATAATTGTCCATTATTAGTAAGAGTTTTTTCTAATTCAAACCCCGCTGCTACATATTGTTTTGTATTAATTAAGCTATAAAGTTTTTTCTTAGGATTTGATACACCAGGCCCAGAATTATATGAGAAAGATAAAAGAGCATTATATTCATTTTGGGTTAGAGGCACTTTTATTCTTTTTTTAGATGACATAGTTTTAGCTATTCCTAATAATACATTATCAAATCCCATTTCAGCTGATTCTTTAGTAATAGAGTCTCCTTCTTTTACTGGGGATAATGCTCTGGTACCTTTACCTGTTAATAATTGTCCTCCTCTTTCGTATTGTTGTCCTTGTGCATAATAAGTTTGTCCATATCCAATAGTCCAAGGTTCATTTTCTTTACCCGGATAATAATCACTTTTTCTTTTTATTTGATTGATTTTTTTACGAGGTTTAGGATCTGGGTAGGCATAAGCAACAGTACTTGATCTAAATACTCTATTTACTCCTCCACTATAATAACCCTCAGATATTTTAAGTTCGTCTTTTATGAATTTATTAGGTTGGAGCTGTGTAGCATCAATTCGGGTTTGATCACCTTCTATAGGTTCAGTTGTATCCTCTTCAACGGTTACAACCTTATTTTCTTCAAATATTCCTTCATCTGCTAATTTTTCATTTTTAGGTGCTGATGGAGGTATACTAAGAGTAGATATTAAAGTTTCCCATTTATTATCAGCCAATTTATGATCTACTTTAGTTATTATAAAATCTAATGTACCTGTACTACTATTTGTTTGATATTCTTGAGGTAAAAATTTCTGATTAACATTTATTTTTTGGTATATTTTCATTCCAGATAACCCATCCATAGTTATATTTAAAGTTATAGGTAAAAAACCAGATTGATTTGAAGGTGTACCTGAGAGTCTAAATTCTTTTTGGTCTCTTAAATTAACATATTCTCTAAAAGCTTGTTTTCCTTTTTTAAAAAAGTCTTTATTTTCCATGTTAAGATATTGTGCTCTATCATTACCAATACGAAAGGGATTCCCATTAACATCTGTTTTACCTGTTAAATTACCAGTAAGAGCGTATATCATCCACTGCTGATAAGAAGAAGCAAGATCAATATCATTTTCAGATACTACATTTGCTCCTGCACCTGATTTAAATGATTTAAAACCATCTAATGCTTCTCTATAAGTTAATCCTGTAAAAGTATAACCATTATATGTACCTGATTTTTGTTCTCCTCTACCCGTTTTATATTGGACTAAACTGGTTCCACTTTTTATTACCCATTTAATAGAATTACCTACACCAACATTACGGGTTACATCGTCTTTCATTTTTTGTCTTAAACCCCCAATATCAAGATCCCTTAATACAGTTCCATATGAGTTTCTCTGGAGTATACTATCAATTTTAACTCCCCAATATGCTGCAAATTTAGCTTCTACGTCTTCTTCTTCAGCCTTTTCTGCTTGTTCTGCTTCTTGTATAGGATTAGGAAAACCTGGGGGAGGTAATATTTGTGGTTGGAATCTATCTACAAATCCAGCATTCATAGAAGCAAAAGCAGTACCATCAATTGTTTTAGAAGATGAACCCCCAGCAGTTGTTCCTATAGTCATCATAGTAGCTAAACTAGAGGGTATTTTAGATTCAAATTTAAAATTTTTTATAAAATTTGATTTAGGTTTACCTTTATCAGAATTAAACCCAAAAACTTCAAAAGGAATAATTTCTTGTTTTTCAGGAACTCTCTCTAAAAGTCTTTTTAGTAATTCACTATTACCCCTTATAGGATTTTGATCAATAAATACTATTTCATTAATTTCAGTATTAATTATAGGTTCTATTTTATTTACATTACCTAATGAACTATTAATTCCATCACATATAGATGAAAGGAAATTAAATAAACCTAAAGTTCCTTCTTTTGATATATTTTTATTTAAACATGATCTTATAAAAGAAAAATTTAGGTATACATTCATTAATTTACCATAAATTATATCTTCTTTATCACCAGTTTTTTCTAAAACTAAAAAATCTTTAATTTTTTGATTTTGTAAAAATTGGGGAGGAGTAACTCCTTCAATATTCAATGAAGGTTTAATAAAACATTTACTAATATCAAATGAAATTTGATTAGGTTGGGCACTAACAATATTAACATCTTCATCTGTTCCAATAGATAGTAAAGGAGAATCTAGATCTCCACTTACTACTCTAGGTACTACATATTTTTGTATAGCATCTAATAAATTTCCAAATGTAGTATAATAACTATTCATTTTAGTTAACCCATTTGTAATATTAAATTGTGAATTAAGTTGTGATTTAAAATTATTTAGTTCTTCTTGAAATCTTTCTTTATTTAAACCTTCTTCTCCAGTTTCCTTTTTGTATTCTTCAGTTAAATTTTTTCGGATTTGTGCCTTAACTTGGGTCATAGTACCATTAAAAATTGACCCATCAGGGTTAGTATATCTAAAAACTTCTTCAGCAATTTGCCTTTCGTAATTAGCATTTAAAAGATTTAAAAATTTTTTATTAGGTCTATATACTGTTGTTGAACCCCCAACTTTAGCATTACGTTTTTCCCATTTATTTAACCATACCTCTATTGTGTTTGAACCATTAACTTCAGATTTATCTGAAGCTAGAGAATTTATAGGGGCAGGAATATTTACTTGTAAAGATTCTATAATATCTCCTAAAGTTACTAATTTTATGGTAATATTATAAGTACCATCTGGGGAGAAATCCCAATCAAAATTAGTTACTCTACCAAAGAATCCATCATAATTACCTTGGTATGTTTTTCTATAGTTTTCAATATTTTTTAATACACTTAATTGTGTTTTAGGGGATGATGAAAAAAATGAATCTTCTATTAGAGTTGATCCTACTTCTTCTAAAAGTCCTTCGCTACTAAAATATTTATTATGTCCCCATTCTAACATCATAGTAAAACCTAATTTTAAATATAATAATTCAATTAATTGAAATTGAAAAGTATTATAGGCTTTAATTTGTATTGTTGCAGATCTAATTGATCCTCTATTTATACAATTTACAGTAGCCGATGTAATACCAGGCATTGGTTGTTTACCAAATTGATTTCCTCCTAATCCATAAGCTGAATCAGGATTCCAAATTGAGTTACCATCTTCAGAAATTCCAAATCTTGATTTAATAGTTTTATCAGATTGAAGTGAACCTAAACCTGCAAATAATACTGCACTTTTTGCTAATTGATTAGTATTTGAAAAACTTTTTGATTGTTCTAAACTAAAACCTATATTTCTGAGTTTTTGGATTCCCATTAATCTTTGGTTTTTGTTATTTTGTTTTATTTGTTCTTTATATAATTTATATTCCTCCTGACCTCTGTCTAATATTATATAACCATTTTCTCTTTCCTCATTTGTATCCTTTAATTTATGTGCTCCCCCCCACTCAAAAATACCATTAGGATCTATAGCACCAGATTTATAAGCTTCATCAAAAGTTGGGATATCTAAATAACTAAAAAAGTCAACTCCAGATGCTAATTTAATAAATGAAGATTTATTATTTAATAAATTAATTTCTCTTGGAGATAAAAGATTAGAATCTTCTAAATTAGTTACATCATACCCTTTTCCTGAAAGGGTTTGTCTTGCATTTATTTGATTAAAAACATAATCATCAAATTCTTCTCCTATTAGATTTCCTGTCATAACTATCTTTCATTTAATTGTTTAAAACTATTTAATATAGCTGCTATATTTTGTGGTATTCTAATTTGTATACCTACAGGTGGAAAATATGAATTTTGTTTTAAATTAGGATTTGCAGTAGAAATAACCCACCATAAACTAGAATCACCATAATGTTTTTGGGCTAATTGATCATATCTGTCATTTTCTTGAGTAATAACATATATATCTGAGGAACTTAAGGGAGGGGATGGATACTTTGTAGTTCCAAAATATAAAAAATCTCTTCCAAATAAATTTGTATAATTGTATCTATTCATATCTTTTTGGTTTTTATGTTGGTTCTATCATATTATTTATAAAATTATCAGTATTTGAACCTATAGCCTCTTCAGTATTATTAATATCAACTGAAGCTTGTTCTTGTTCGGTTTTAGAAGAAGGGACTGTAAAATTTTCTGTACCATCAGTACCATCATAATTATTTCCGTTTTGATTTCTTAAAGCAATATATCTTTCATCACCAAATTTAGATATAAATGATGCACCTCCTTCTACAAGACCATCATAATTATTTTGTTGAATTTGAGGTACAAAATTATGGATAGGTTTAAATTCAAATCCAGTAACAGTCATAATATGGGGTAGTTCTTTAGTTTTTTTCCCTCCATCATTTCTTCCAGATTTACTATTAGTATCAATTTCAAAGGGTGATTCTTTTGGATACGATAAATTTAAACTTGTAATTATACCAGGTTGTTCATAACAATATCCACCCATAGTTAAATATGCTAAATTTCCTTGCATATATCCTTGTTGACTATAATCAGGTGCTAAACTAGAAGCTAAAAAGTTTAATTTTTGATACATAGGAATTAATTCATCTACAGATTGAGCAGCTAAAGTCCACCCCATAGATATTGATCTATTAAAAGAATTATACCTATAAAAACTTTCAGCTCTACCCATAAATTTTTCTTCAGACCAACCTGCTGAGTAATTATCTGAAAAACTATCTATATATGCTCTAAAATGAATGTATGTTTTTAAATCATCATATTCATTACTTAATATACCTATTCTAAATTTTATTAAATCATTTTTAATATTATCTCCTTTATAAGAACCTACTACATTTGAAGAAAGATATAAGGGTAAGGCATTTATTTTATCTAAGGGACCATCTCCAGTTCCAATATTATAATTAGATAAATTTTTATTTCTTCTTCCAGGATTACCTAAATGTACTCTATTTTCTATATTATCTCTAGTATAATCTAAAGTTGTAGATATTACAGATTGGTTTGATTCTGGGTTTTTTAGGGATCTAAAATCAAGTAAAGTTTGGGCTTTTGAAGTTTTTGAATCTCCTACTGCTACTAATTCACTATAGTTAAGAAGATAAGGTTCTTCATTATTAGTTACTGTTACCCTTTTTAAAGATGTTTGACCAAGACCTAATGCTGATCCAGGACCTCCATCATATCTTAATATTTCATCCTTATTTAAAGAAATACTATTGAATTTTTGACCTGCAGTTGCAGATGTAGCTAAAATATTATTTAATAATCCTCCTCCAAATCCACCTAAAAAACCCCCAACACCTTGACCACTTGTAATGTTATCTAAAAAAGAACTAAAAGGATTAGTGGTTTGAGCTGCTACTCCCATTTTATAATCAACTAAATTAGTTAATCTATTTTCAGAAATAGGTTGAGATTTAGTAACTTTTTTAACATAAAAGGGTGCTGATAAAGGTAAACTATCAGATAAGAAATTAGCTATGTTATCAATAATTCCTATACCTGTATTAGCAGCATTAGCTGTTGTATTTGCAAAAGGATTTATACCTTGTTTTAATAAATGACTCCCAGCACCACTAAGTCCTACTTGAGCTAAAGTTGAAGTTGGTAAATAAATTCCATCATTTATAGGACCATTACTTGCTTGAGCTCTAACTGCTGTTCTAGATAGTAAATTTTGTTTTAATGCAAATTGTATTCCTTTTGGGCTTTTTAAATATTGAAATATTCTTGAAGTATCATCAGCAGTATGTTGTAAAGCATTTGCTCTTAGAAGGAAATCAGGACCACCAGTATCTCCAGGAGTACTGTCTATAGATGTAGTAATAAAGGGTTCTTTACTACTCCCTCCACCTATACGGTCTTTACCATACCTTAAAGATTTAAGGTCTGTTGTTAAATCTAAGAGTCCCATGTTATATTATCTTGGTAAATTATCTAAATACTTTACTGGATCACCTGATGTTAAATTTGAAGGTGCTGGTTTACCATTTACTTTAGGAATACCATCTGCTGAGTAAGTATCATGTAATTTTGATAATGCAAAATCAGGTGTAGATGGTGTACCACCATTTAACCCTGTTAAATTAGAGTTACCTTGTGTTAATTTGTCTAAAAGTCCCATAATTATTGTTTTTATTATAAATATTAAGTTATTGTATTTGTCTAGAACCTACAGAAAAAGCTGTACCTACTTCAGTACTATCCATTTTTACTGTTCCTTCTTTGTTTAAAATTTGTTTTAATAACATATTTGTTTCACCCATATTGGCATTACCCCCTGCTCCGCCTTGTGTATTTATATTAGGAGAAACTGCTAAACCATCACCCGCTGCTGTTACTGTAGTAGCACCAAATTTATCTGTAATAGTAAAAGGTCCTGATCCTGGTGGTGCTACACCATCTTCTACGTTACTAAGAGACATTATACCACCAACTGCTGCTGCTGTTGCTAATATACCCCCAACAACTAAAGGAGTTGCAGTACCAAATGACATAGCAATAGCAATTGCAGCTGCAGCTGCTGCTGCTACTAATAATAATGGACCTAACATTTGAACTGTTTCAGAAAATTTTTCCATTGCTAGTGTTTGTTTTTCTTGTAAAGAAAGCATTTTTTCATTATTTAAAGCTGCTTGAGCATCTCTATCTAAATCTTCCTGTGCTTGTGTAGATAATGCTTCTTGAGTCATTAAACTATCTGCTAATTGATCGGCACTCATTCCTAGTGATGCTGCTAATGCTTTTTGTTGAACAACATTCATACCTTGTAGTTCTTCTAAACTACCTGCTTCTTCAACTAATGCTCTAGCTAATGCTTCTTGATCTCCTGCTAAAGCTGCTGCCCTAGCTTTTTCTAAATTTAAATCTCTACCAATTAATAATTCTGCCTCTAATTCTTTTTGAATAGAAGATTCAAAATCTAATAATGACTCCGCAGACCCTGCAACTGCACTCATTTCAATACCTAAAGATTTAGCTGTAGCAACTGCTTTTGTTAAACCACCTTCAATACCCATAGCATTAACTCGGGTTAAACCTGTTATTTTATTAGCTTCATCTAAGACATCTGATAATTTTAATCTAATCCCAAATTCTCTTTCAGCATCTAAAACTCCTTTAGCTTGTTCTTTTTCTAATGCTTTAAAATTTTTACCAGTAACCATAGCTAATTTAGCCATGTTACCTACTGCTTCTTCTGATAGATGAAGTCTGTTTAATGTATCTGCTGCACCAGCTAAAATATCTTTTTTAAATGCAATTGCAGTACCACCTAGCTCTTTATTTAGAGCCATTACAGTTTTTTTCTGTTCTTTTATAGATACAGCAGTGGATAGAAATGATCCACTAGTTTCTTTCATTTCTTTTTTAAATTCCTTAGCTTCAGCTTTGGACATACTAAGACCACGAGCAATTTCAGTTGTAGATTGATCTGCCTTTTTAAATTGGTCAAATAGTTTACTAGCTAAACCAAATAAAGCACCTGCTCCTAACCCTGCGAGATCTAAATTTTTAACTATGTTCTTAGTAACAGTACCTATTTTTTGGCCTGCGGTTGCACTTTTACCTAGGTTTTCTAATTGTACTTTAGATGCTTCATTTGCCTTATCTAAGTTAAAAAACTTATTAAGATCACCCATTCCTAGCTTACTTAATAAACCAGTAAATGCCCCTGTAATTTTTCCTATAGCACCTAAAGAATCATCTTGAGCTTTAACTCTTTCTTCAATTTCTTTAGTAATTTTTTCTTGTTGGTTGTAAACTCCTACTAAAGCATTTGCTTCTTCATAGTTAATTTTTAATCCTTCTCTTTTAGCATTTTCAATTTTATCAAGAACTGATTGTCTTTTTGATTCTATATCAGCAAGTTTTGATGCTACTTTAGCTTCACTAGCTTTACCTTTATTAGCTTGATCTTGAAGTTTATTTATGGCTTCTTGATCTTTTCTAGATTGAGCTACTGCTTTTGAAAGATCTTTTTCGTAAACTTGAGTAAGTTTTTCTGCTTTTTTTACAGCATCATCCACTCCTTTACCAAACCCATTTGCAAATGTAGCCGCCAAAGATGCTAATGTTGAGTCTAATTGCAACATTATTTCTTTAAATTCCTGTGCCTCTTGTTTAGCTTTTTTTACATCGTCTCCTAATGCCATATGAGTATTTTGTTATAAATATTAAAAAGAATAATTTTACTTATAACTAGACTTGTTTTTAAATTGAGGTCTTTTTACTTGACCTTTGGAATTAACTAAAGAATCTTTATTTTTTGACTTATTTGCTCTTTCATTTTGAGCTTTATTATATTCATTTATCTCATGGAATGTAAATTTACGAAGCCAAATAGGCATATTATATATTGTAAACCAATCATAGCCTCCATTTCCATGGAAGACTATGTTGTGTATTTGAGTAAATAAATTTTTTCTGTAAGTTTGACTATTTTCCAAAGTCAGGCCAAAAAAATCCAACCCCAATTGGAATTGTTTTTGTTGTTTCGCTACCAGAGGGAAAAAAAGTTAAATCTACATCAGGAGATATTGACTTAATATATTCTCTTAAGGCACGAGCATCTCGTGCCAGTAGATATTTATCTACAAATTCTCGAATATCTTTTTTATCTGTTTTTCCTTCTACTGATAAAATCATATGTTTTAATCTTGTAGTAAGAGTAGGATCTTCATTTTTATTTATTTTCTTTAAACCATCTAATTCACGTTGGATTTTTACTTCATCTCCATGATTTAATAATTTAAATGTAATTTCATTACCCGAATGAGGGAATGTATAATTAAATTCATTTTTACCTGATTTAAATAATTCTTCGTCTATTTCAATGTTATTTACATCAGTTAGATCAACTGTTTCTTCTACTCCTTCATATGTAAAATTATAATCCTTACCATACCCTAAAATACGAGCTGCGATCATAATTGCATTTTTATCTCCTATTAATAAATCATTATAATTTATTTTAGAAACAATTAATGATTGAAATAGTTTATCTAATACTGTTCCTTTTTGGATATAAGAAGCATTAGTAAGAATATCTTCTTCTTTAGCAGTCATATATTTAATTTCAATTTTTCCTTCTGCTAAAGGAGAATCTTTAGAATATAAGTATCCTTTTGAGGGTAAATCTACAATTTCAGTAGCTAATTTAAATTCGGCCATAATCTTTATTTGTTAATAACGTTTTTGTGCGTTTATAAATATTAATGTAATAAACTTTTATTACATTTCCACATAATTTTTAAAAAAATAATTTATTTGTTTTTGTATTTAGATCATAATAATAATGACCTTGAAAAGTTATTCTTGAATCTCCTTTTTTTAATTCAAATCCACCTATCCTATGATTTATATTTCCATTCCATATATGCAAACTTCCTAATTTATATTCTTTAGTTCCTGTTTTATAATCTAAATAAGGAGTAATTCCATTACATTCTATAAGAGATACAAAAGAATATATTTTATTAGTATCAATAGTAGGATAATAATCTAAAATACTAGTATCTACATGATAATTAAATTCATTAAAAGGTTGAATATTATTAGCATATACATGAAATCCAGGAATAGTAAGATCAGGTTCTAATTCAGATGTTATTGAAGTAATTTCTGTAATTTTATTTGTAATTTTTGTATATAACCAATGAAATGTTTCTAACAACACAAATTGGGTTTCTAACGTTATATCTTCTTTATGTCCCTCTAATCTATATAAAGCATCCCCTAGAAGATATTCTGCTTTATATTGGTCTTTTAAAACTTCTATAAGGGGAGTATCTTTGTAGGGTAATAAATGTGAATTTCGATATTGAGAAGAATGTTTCCAATATTGTTTTAAATTATATACTTCTTCTTTTATTAAATTAATTTCAGTAGAAGATAAAAAATCTGAATAGTTTTGAACCATATAGGTAAAATAAGAAAAAGCCTGGCAAAAGCCAAGCTATTTTCTAATCAGGGGTGGGTAAAATTTTAGAAATTTAAAATACAATAATCAGGTTGTACTGTAAGTGAAATATTTTGTGCTGTATCAACTGTATCCCAATTGTAATCTCCAAATGAAGCTTGAGTTATAAAAGCACCTTTAATAATCCATTCGGATACAATATCTCCTACAGGGCCAAGTACATTGAAAGTAAGATCTTTCTTATAGAAGTCACTATACCCATCACGACCAGTAACTGATTCATGATGCAAACGTACCCATTCCATAGTTGCTTGTGCACCTGAAGGGGTAATTGGGTCAAATAATGTTAAAGAGATTGGATCCCAAGTGGATTTACCTTTTACATATCTTGATACATTAATATGATTTAATTCAACTGTTCCCTGTGTTAAAGATACAGCCCCTACTTCTTTTACCAAATAAGCTGGAATACCGTCAATATACATGACAAATCTATTTGCTTGTTTTGGCTCAAAAGCTGTAAAAAATATTTCGTTTGGATCTAATACTGCCATTTTATTATTTTATTTTATTATAAATATTTATCTTTTTAATTTTTATGCTGGGAATGTTGCTCCAGTTGGTAATACATTGAAATCTAATATTACAAATTCAGCTGTTTTAGTTGGTTGTAAGAATATTTGTCCTACTAACTCATTTCTATCTATTACAGTTGGATTATTATTAGTATCATCCATTACTACTTTAAATGCATACAATCCTTGTCTTTGTTGTACTCCTTCTAAATATGGGTTTACTACACTTAAGAAATTATTTCTTGTAGCAATTGTATTTTGTTCAAATACTAAATTATCAGCTACTCCAGAAATAAATCCTTTAAGAGCAATTAACAATCTACGTACATTTACTCTATCTAGAGCACTAGCTCTTTTCTGTAAAGTTTTCTGACCAAATACTACTACTCCACTTTGTGGGAATGTTGCTAATGGATTAACATTTGCTTCATACAAAGTATCTCTATTAGTTGCTGTTAATTTTCTTTCAGCTCTAACTACTTGTCCTAAAGCTCCTCTAGTTAATCCAGCTGGTGCAAACCATGGTTCACTTGAAGCATCTGTAAATACATAAACTCCTGGAATTACTGTTGATGCTGGTGAATATACTAATTCTCCAGTTTGAGGATCAATCATTTGAACCCATGGCCAATATGTTGCTGCATAACTATTATCAAAAGCAGAAGCTGCTTGTGATACTGAAGCTATTGAGCTACCATATTGTACTAAATCTAATACAGCAATATTATCACCTCTGTTTATCGAGTTATTAATTAAAGCCGTAGTTTGAGTTGCGTGAACTGCGTTAATTAACCCAGGAGCACTTATTACATTATATCTATACTCATCTACATTTCCTAATAAAGCAATTGCGTTATTATAATCACTACCTGTTAAACCTTGTGTATCAAAAGCTACACCATCTCCAATTTTATCATAGAAATTAGCAACTCTACCAGATACAATATTATTTCCTACTGCTCCATTAAATGAACCAGATTGAACAGCTGGTAAAGAACCTGTAAATTCAGATTTTGCTTGCCCATTATTATCAAAATAATTAGGGGTTTTCATATTTACAGATTTAACTCTTACATATCTTGATAAATTAGCATATGATCCTGATTCTTGTATAAAGTAATCTGCACCTTCATTTACTAAACGTTTACTAATATCACCAATTTGAGCTGCGATATAATTTGGTTGGTATGGGTCTAATGACACATTAGTATATTGTTCTAATACTACTTGTTGATTTGCATTATCATCACCTCTACGAATAAGTAAACTAAATGTTCCTGAACCAGTATTTACACTTGCTACTGACCAGCGTACATTTTCACGAGATCCTGTTGCTAATGCTCCTTCACTTAATTCTTGTGTTCCTGTATTCATTATAGCACCTTCAGAAATTGTTTCTAGTTCAAAAGGTTGATTTACATCTGCTAAATTATCTGCTTCTAATGTTACAACAGCGGTATCAGCAGTTAAATCTGCTTCTTGAATTGTAATAACTGTATCTCCAGTACCTGAACCTGCACCTATTGCATTATTAACAGCAGCTGCAGATATTGTAAAAATTGTTCCTACTTTAACTCCTTCTCCTAACCCTGTTGCTGTTATAGTTCTAATATTAGCGGCTCCATCTCCACCTGCTGTAGTTATTGTAAAAGTTACTCCAGTTACTCCTGTTGAATTTACACCACTTACTATTGCGTTTGCGGTTGAAGTGTTTCCTTGGGTAACTGTAAAAGTACCATCATTACCATTTGCAAATCCTAAAGTAGCTGAACCTGTTAATTCAGTTGCTACTAATGGAGAACCACCTACATCATTAGTTGAAAATGTAATTGTATCTCCTACTTCATATCCATTTCCTGCGGAAGAAGCAGTTACTCCTGTTACTATTCCATTATTAGTTTGAAGAGCAAATGTTGCTCCTGTTCCACCACCACTAGCAATAAAAGTTTGTGGTGCTGCGTAAACCACTACCCCAGAACCTGTAAATGCTGTACCAACAGATGTTACAGAACTAAATAAAGCTGCTGCATTATCATCTCCTGTTAATAAACCAGATCCATCTACTGTACTAATAAATGAGCTTGTCGCAGAAGTAAAATCTTCTGGAGTTACTCTAGTAACTAATAAACTAGATCCACCACTTTGGAAATAATTATTTGCTGCTAATGAGGTTAAGTATGAGTATGCTATTGAAGCACTTTCTACTGTGGTACCAAAAATTGCTGAATATTCACTAAATGAAGTAACCAAAGTAGGAACTTCAACTGGACCTAATGCTGTTGGTCCTATAATAGCGGCACCAATTTCAGCTGGTTGTTGAGTAATAAATGATTGGTCGTTTTCTCTAGCTAATACACCTGGAGATAATAATGTTTCTGCCATCTTTATATGTTATTTTTAATATTGTTTTATTATACATATTAAAGACTTTCTCAAAGAACTATTTTAACTTAATAAATTCTCCTTTTTCTAAATCAATATTACCTTCTCCATATTTTTCCTGTAGTTCCATTCCTAATTTCTCTTGTTTCTGGAGTTGGTTTTGATATTGAATTTGAAGTTTTTGCTTTTCTTTTTCAATAAATATTTTTCTTATTTCTAATTGTCCTAAAGCAAAAGTAATTTCATTATCCTTTAATTGAAAATCTTTTAATTGCTGCAACTCTTCTTTTAATAACTTTGTTGTACTCATTTTATTTTTGTTTATAAATATTAATGTTTTTCTATTCTATTATAAATATCACTTTTTACTTTAGAGGTAAGATCTATTAATTTATTATTATGATAATACCCTAAACTCTTTATTTCAGAAAAGTATATAATAGATTGTTTATTATTTAAACTAATTACTTCTCCATTTATATTTATTTTTACTAATTTTTCTTCAAAATTATCATATACTATAACTTCATTTTTAGAAAAAAATAATTTATATTGATTATTACTTTTATTATAATTTAATACATCTGGGTTTCCTGTTTCTAACAATCCTACTATTTTTGTTTCTACTTTAGTATAATCAAAATTAGAAATTAAATGTCCCCAATATGCTTCTGCATCTAAATATAAAGATTGTTTTGTTATTGGGTCTGAGCTGGTGTATTCTTGTTTAGATATTAAAGTATTAATTTTATTAGCATTTTCTTTACTTAAAATGTTAAATAATAAACTTGGAAATAGAGAAACATTGGTAGTTGGGTCTTTAAAATCGCTACATATAAAATCTTTAGGATTATTAAGTATATTTAATACTTCTTCTGTTATTTCTATATCGTAATTTATAAAAGAATAATGAGAATAATCTAAATTTTGGCAAAATGTAATTGCGTTTTTTTTCAAATTAAAAACAGTCCACCCATAATCATTCATTATATGTGATATTTTTTGATTTTGAATAATTCTCCAAAATTCCATTCCCCTTTCAGGGTATTTTAAAATAGGATTACTTTTATCATATACTAAATAATCTATATCATTTTGAATTGAAATAGGTAAAGGGGAGTGAGATGCTATTAATATATCAAATTTATTTTTTATTTGATTAATCATATTATGTAACAATTTTATTTTTTGTTCTGTATCACAATAACATACAATGATAACTAAATTTTTATTTTTCATAACATGCTATATAAGGGGTTATATCTTTACTTTCGTTATACTTAGTAATAGATTCATATTCTATATAATTAGTATCAGAATTGCTTTTAAACCAATCACCATTTTTAGTTAATATTTGATTAATAACAGGTTGTTCTGATTTATATAATTTTAATAATTCTAATTTTTTATCTAAAATATTTTTAGATAATTTTGTAGAATTTTTACTAAAAACATAAAATTTATTAGTTAGTTTTTTAATAGTTTCAAATAATCTTTTATGTTTGGGATGACCATATTCTCCTATAGGATTATGAGTTACAATTTTTTCCCAATTTTTAGATAATAAGTTTTTAAAAAGATTTAAATCATAAATTTCGGTTTCATCATAAAGTGAATCTTTAAAATCCCACATTTCATAAGAACCTACATTAAGTGATTCCATTACATTTTTAAATTCTTGATTCCTAATTTTATTACTTTTATTTGTAATACAAACTACTTTATACTCTGGGCCATGTTGTATTAATTCTGCTCCTCCAAATATTAATTCATCATCGGGGTGTGCAACAATCATTAACTTTTTAAGTTGATAATCATGGAATGCCTTATTTAAGGTATTAGCATTTTTAGGTGCAACTGAAGGGTCTGGTCCATGAATAAAATAGGGTTGAAGAGAAAATTTATCATACATTACATCAAATCCTTGTTTTAAAAAATAGGGGTTAACTAAAATTTCATCCTGTGAACTATAATAATTATTCCATGTAATAGGTAAATCTAATGTTTTATTTTCTTCCCATAAGATATTATTAGCTACTCTTTCTTCTGAAAATGCATTATCATCGGTATAAATTTTAATTGAGTATTGGTTTAATTCTTTATTCCATTCTAAACATTTTTCAAAAAATAATTTACATTCTTTATTATAAAAATAAAACCCTGTTGCTATTAATTTATTATTTGGGTTTCGTTTTAAATTTTTTATTGAAGCTAATTCATTACCATAGTTTCCTTCTAATTTTATACCCTTATGATATCTCCATTGATTGATATCTTCATGAAAATATTTCATAAATAAAGGATAATCTTTTAAATTAGATAAGTATTGTAGTGAAGTATCTATATGTTCAGTTACAAATGCATCACCATCTATCCATGCAAAATTATCATAGTTTTCTTCTAATGAATCTAAACTTGCTAGATATTTAGCAAAATATATAGAATAATCTTTACTAAATAAATCTGGTTCATGGGTAGAATTTATAGTTGGTTTTGGTTTGTAATTAATTCTTTTATTTATTACATTAGGTAAATCAATTGTAGAATCACAATTAAAACTATATACTATAAGTTTATATTCAGAATATTTTAATAAACTTTTAGCTAATACTTCTATCATAGGTAAATAACTTTCATTACCTCCTGTTATCCATGTAAATTTAAAGTTTTTTTTTGGTTCTAATATTTTTAATACTTTATTATATACTACATCTGTAGTTATTGATTTTTGACATATATGTTGGTTTTGGGTTCCCTCATTTTCAGGACACCAATCCCAATTACCTGGGTCAAATACATGTTTAGGACTAACCCAACAATTATTACATACAGAGTTATTTTCTATCTTAGTTAAATTATGAGTAAATTCAAACCCATGAGGAATAAAATTATTAATCATAACTGTATGTTTATCTAGTACCCAATTAAGCCAAGATAAACCAGAACCTAATCCTATAAACAAATCAGCATGGTATAAATGATTTAATGTATCTTCCCATTTTAAATTCTTTTTATCTATTATATTTGTTCCTTTAAAACCTTCTTTTGATATATTAACTACTTTATATCCTTTACTTTGTAATTTTTTAGCTAATAATCTAAAATTTTCATGAGGCCATTCTTTTAACCCTGATGTTGCTCTAGGGGCAATACAAATGTATTTACCTTTAATAGGTCTTTTTTTTGGAGTAAAATCTATACCATAATGTACCTCTTTATAAGGCAAACCTAAAATATCTGTAGCTGCTTGGATAAGAGGAATAGTATTTACTTGTGTTTTATGATGATCAAAGTTTTTCCAATCACCCTCACTACTTTTAAACCATCCTATTTGATATACTGCATAGGCATTATATGGATCTCCAGGTTTTATAAATTTAATATCTTTATATTCTGGGAGATTTTTAAACCATTCATTATGGAATGTACTAACTATTACTTTACATTTATGTTTTTTATAAAATTCAAGTACTTGTGGGGTCCATGCTAATGTATCTCCTAATGCCTTAGATTCAAAATTAATTTTAACTGTTTTATCTTTTAAATTAAACTTATGTACAACTTCCCCATCTATTTTTATAATCCAAGGTATATAATAAGATTTACTACATTTAGTCCACATATTATTAGTAATAGTAGAAGAATGTATAACTTTATTATTAGAACTATCTATAAATTCAACAAAATATTTTTGTTTATTATGTCCCTTAATTTCTACTTTAGGGCCTAAATCAAAACTAATTTCTATTTTATTTTTAGGTATATTAATTAAAAAATCAGATATCTCTTTACTCGCTATTTTTGCTGCATTTTCCCAAGTAAATTTTTCTCTAATAATTTTAGATTCTTTTAAAGCTATTTCTTTATGTTTTTTATAATTAACATAAGCATCTCTCATTTGTTGTTTTAAATGATTAAAATCAGGTTCATAAAATTCACCTGCTAAAAAAGATTGAGAAAAACTACTATATTCTCCTCTTTTAGCATCAGACATAGATTTTATAGAAACAGGTAAACCCATTCCCTTTGCAAATTCTAATTGTGCACTACAATTTGAATAAATAGAAGGAGTACCACAAGCCATAGCTTCAATTAAAGGTAAATTCCATCCTTCAGCTCGGGCACAAGATAAAAATACATGACCCTTTTGGAGATATTTTATATATTCTTCTCTAGTAGGAAAATGTTTAATTTTTAGTCTTGGATCTTCTAAATTATAGTTTTTAAGTCTATTTTCCGTTGTATCAAATCCATCTTTAGCAAATGGGTTATCTATAGATAAAACTAAATCTACAGGTTCATTTTCATTAAATTCCTCTAAAAAAGATTCAATAATTTCTTTGGTTGCTTTTCTATAATCCCATCTACCAAACATAACAAATTTAAACCTATCATCTTTATATTCTGGAAGTGTTACATTTGCATCTGGGTAGAATATTTTCCCATCAACTGCTTCAGGTATAACTTTAACCTTTTTAGGGTCCATTCCTTGTTCTATAGTGCAATCTCTTTGCCAGTTAGAAGCAACCCATACTTGATCATATTCTTTTAGTTTATTAAAAAAATCATCTGGTTGGCGAGTTGATTCCCATACATTATAAGCTATTTTAGGACCATCATAGTTTTGGTAATAAAAATGATGAGCAGTTTCATTTAAAACAATATTCACATTATGATCAAAATTTTGACCATATGATGAATACATAGAATGATGGTTTAAAATTCTATTTTCATCCCATAATGATTGTTCACATAAAAGTTGTTTATCTAAAGAATCTAAATATTTTTCATTATTATGTGGTTCTTCACTATGACCATCCCAAGATTTCCCTACTGTATAATTTCTAACTTTTAATGGGTGTAATTTAGATAATTCTCTATAAAAAAATCTAGTATGATTTGCATAACCTGTAGTTCCTATATAACTACCATGAGCAAATATTTTAGGTATTTTATTCATTTAATACTTTATAACTATGGTTAATTTTTAGTAACCTTAATATACGTAACTATTTAGCAAATTCCACACTATTCTTCCCTAGTCTGTCCACCAGGAAAAGTTTTTATTCCCTGCTCAAATGTATCTACATTACTAATAGTTTCAAAATTAATTGTAACTTTAGATTTACTATTCCATTTATTAATTGAGTGCATTTCTTTTTGGATAGTATCAGGTATAATATAACCTCTTAATTGTATATTAAATGTACCTTTTACTAATCTATCTTTACCTTGAGTCAATTCTGTAGCAGTTGTAAATTGGTCTATAAATGCTCTAAATTTAAATCTTTCTGGATTACCCCAATAGGCATCAGAGGCATATTCACATGCTTCAATAATTTTATTTAACTGTTCCATATAGTATGTTTGAATAATACAACTATATTCTAATGTAACAAAATCAGGAACAGCAACTGCATAATGTTCTTTTATTGGTTTTTTATTATTTAATACTGAAAAATTATTATAAAAATTATCAGGACTATATCTTTTTTGGAATGAACTATATAAATTTACACCATTAGCATCTAATTTATTATAAACTGATCTATCTTTTGCTATTGAATCTCTTTTTACAACAATAATAGGTAACATTATAGCACCTTTTTTATCTCTATAATAACCATCTCTTTGAAATGATTTCCATCTTTCAGGAGATCCATAAATTATAGGTACATTTCTTCTTCCACCATTTTGATATACAAAAGGTTTAATAACTTCTTTAAAATAATAAAATACCGCTTCATCTAAATCTTGAAGGCCAATAGAGAAGGGTTTTGTATCATCATTTTTAAAACTTAATTTAGTTGATCTATTAAAATCTATTCCGGTTTCAGATTCATTTGGGTTAATACGAGCATTAGGATTACCCCTTTCAGTATCAAAAGCTTTTTGTTGTTCAATACTTATTTGTCTTTGTGTTTTAGGTATAGGTTTTCTAATTTTACTCATTACATTCTTTCTTGATATGGAGAAATTGCTACTTTATCTGCTGGTATATAATAGGTTGATACTAATATTGATAAATTATTTCCAAAATATTCTAACCCAGGATTTAATGGGTTTATATTATTTGGATAATCTGGATTTTTGCCTCCAAAATATTGGTTTGCTACTGTACTTTGTACTCCATAATATCCTTCTTGATATAAAATTATATCACCAACTTCAGGTACCACATCGGCATCTACTAAATCGTCTCTAAAGAAATAAAAATCAATTGGTTGATTAAACTGAATTCCTTCTTCGTCTTCACCAAACACCTCATTTGATCTATTTATTAATACATTAAATAAGAAAGGACCATTATAAAATTTAGCACCAGCAGCTTCACCATATATATTAACTTTAGTTTCTTCTAATTTAAATTGGTATAAAGCACATTGTTGGGTAATAATATTACCCATCAATTCTCTATTTAATTTTCTTACCAGAGAGACATCTCTCTGTCCTGTAAACATTGCCATATTATCCTACATAAATAGTCCAAGGGACTTGTTGTAATTCTACCATTTTAGATTCTGCTTCTTGTGCTTTTCTATTTAATAAAGCTGCTCTAGAAGTTTCGTCTAAATATGCTCTTAGTCTTTCCAATAATGCTGTTTTTTCTGCTGTTGCGGCTGACAATAAATCTCCTTGATTTAAATTAACTTCCGCATTTGGGATTGGGATACTAGAATATTTACCTCTAACATACCCTAACATTTCTTTAGCAATAGCTAATGTCATTTCAAATATCCACTGTCTACCAATTGAATTTATTAATGAGTATTTAGGGTTTTTAAAATTAGCATTACCAACATTATTAACTTGATCAGCAGCACATTTTACTCCTCCTCTATCTTTTTCAAAAATATATTGGAACCATATTTTACCGTTTTGTTCTGGAACAGGAAATACTTTAAGATCATTACCATGCATTTCAAAACTATAATTTGACCATCTGACCATTTCATTCATTTCAATGGCTTGAATAACTTGCATATCATAACTTAAGGGCATCATCAAATAACCCATATCACCTCCAAATCCACCTACTCCTACTAATCCTGCAGCTATGGATCCACCAAAACCCCAACCTGTATATGGATCTAAATATTGAGCTGATGCAGGAACTGGTTCTTGGTAGAACACTCTTTTTATCTCAATACCTTCTGAATATGCAGATCCTGTAAATCCACTTGCTGTCATAAAGGTTTCAAAACTATAATTTTGTTGTCCTTTAACTAAATCAAAAGAACCAGAATACCAAGGAATTGTTCCTCCTACCCCTGCTTCATCTGCATATTGTTGAGTTAATCTAACTATAGTTTTCATACTAGGAGTAATAATAGTTTCATTTAACTCTTCAAATATAGAAAGTCCTTCTAAATCCAGAAAATTATCTCTAACAATATAAGCCCATATTTCATTTCCATAAATAGTTACCGCTTCTTCAAATGCTGTATAGAAAGATCCAGATTGTAATTCAATATCAACTAAAGGGTAACCCATTCTATTAGCACAAAAAACAGCTACTTTATCTGCGTCCCTTCTAAATTCAGGATCGTTATCATAAAAGCCAAAAGGTGTTTCTCCGGGTGCGAATGAACTTGAACCAGGCCAAATAGGTACATTCATAATTTATATTTTGTTATAAATATGAAAAAAAAGACCTCAAATTGAGGTCTAATTTTTTATTTTAAAAATTAATAAATTTATAAAGATATTTTTATTGTTCCACTATCATTATAAAGTTGACCAGCAACACC